GCGTTGACCAGCCACGGGTTGGCCGGGGCCAGGAAGTGGCTGGCGGGGAACTTGTAGTTGACGCTGGCCTGAATGTCGGCGTAGTTGTAGGTGATCGACCCGCCGAGCGCCTGCCAGCAGCTCCACTCCGCGAAGTTGTCGAACCGCTGGTTCAGGTCGTTGATCTCCCGCAGCACGGCGCGCTCGGCGTTGACCCGGGCGATCTCGCCGGGGGTGCGCAGCCAGTGCAGGGTGGTCGGCTCGAAGACCTTCTTCTCGCGCAGGTAGATGAAGCTCGCGGACTCCTGGCTGCGGCCCAGCCGGCTGATGATGTGCGCCTCGGAGTTGGGCACGTTCGGCTTGGCAACCGCCCGGCTGCCTTTCACCACGTCCCAGGTGGCGCTCGGGAACGGCCACGGCGTCTGGTCCAGCCGGTTCAGCAGGAGCAGGGTCTCAGGGCTTACGAACTTCTCCACGACCCCGCGCAGGACGACGGGCTCCAGGAGGCTGATGTCCGGCACGGAGTGCCACCTTCCGGCTAGCGGGTGATCCGGCTTGCGTCAGCGGCTCCGGATAGAGCCCGGCCTGCGCCGCCCCGGACGGGGCCACCTGGCTGGCCTGACCGCATGTGCGGTTACCGGGGTTTATCGGCTAACAGGCCCCGGGCATGCAAACGCCCCGGGGGGCAGCTCCCCGGGGCGTTTGCGCTGGCGCTAGAAGATGAAGGCGTTGACGCCGGTCGGCCCGCCGGACGGGTTGCCATCCATCGGCCCGCCCGGGAACGGCTGGGCCACCCCGGACACCGGGCCGCCGAACGGCGCGTACCGGGCGCCCAGCTGCGCCATGGCCTGCCCCGCGCCGGACCCCAGCCCGCTGGTGTTGGGGATGAGCGAGGTGGTGTCGGTGCCGGAGACCACGTTGGCGTTCAGGATGCCCCGGATGACCATGTTGCCCAGCGCGTCAGAGGCCGCCTTGCCCGCGGCACTGGCCGGGAACACGACCGCCCCGCCGGCCAGCGTGATGGCATCCGGGTTGACCCCGTTGGTGTTGGCGTTGTACGCCGACAGGCTGGCCGCCCCGGGCCCGCCGGTGTCCCGGCCGTCGCGCAGCACGCCGACCGCAGTCCCGCGGCCATCGGAGGCCGCGTTCTGGTAGGCGAAATACCGGCCCGAAGCAGTGTGCCGGGCGATGATCGTCCCGGTCGGCAGAACACCCTGCCCGCCGGCCAGCACCACACCGCGCTGGGTGTAGCCCGCCATCGAGAGCATGAGCTCCTCGACGGCCTCGGCGTGGAACTCATCGCCGTACGGGGTGCCGTACTCGTGGGTGGGCTTGACGTAGCCAGGCGGGTAGTCAAACTCGAAGCTGTCGTTGGCTGGCATCTACTCCGGGCTCCCTTGATTCTTGGCCTGGCGGTTACTTCTTGGAGCCATCAGGCGAGAAGTACTGGCCGTGCTCGGCGGTCAGCCGGGCCAGCTCCTCGTCGATGTTCTGCTCGTGCTTGACCTCGCCGTCCGGGGCGTCCACGCCCTTCTGCCGGGCCAGCGCGACGTAGGGGGTCTCGGCCGGGGCCACGATCGCCTCCAGGCCGGCCCGGTTGGACAGCGCCATCTCGATGGCGGTGGTCCGGGCCTTGGGCAGCAGGCGGCCCACACCGATGAGCGCGTCCACCTCAGCCTCGGCGCGCTCGCGCTTCAGCCCGGCCACGTCGGCGGTGAGCGCGGTGTTGGTCTGGGCCAGCTCCACCACCGCGGCGGTGACGTCGGACAGGGACACCTGGTCCTGGCCGTCCCCGGGGGCGCTCAGCTGCACCGCGCCGGTGGCCTTCAGCGCCTCGGCCAGCGCGCTGGTCAGCGCCGCGGTGTCCGGGGGCTGGTCCGCCGCGGCCGTCAGCGCCGCCACGTCGATCCCGTGCTCGTCGCGCAGCTTGGCGAGCAGCTCTTCTTTCGTCAGCGGCACGGCTGTCTCCTCCGGCTCGGTCAGCACCACGACTTCACCGGGGTTATCGTCCGAGGCCGCAATGACCTCCTTGTAGTCGTCCAGGCCGGTGACGTAGGGCCGGTTGGTCACCGCCACATGCAGCAGCGTCGGGCCGGACTTCTTGCCGGTGGCGCTGTTGGTGTAGTCGGTGGACAGGAACGCGCTGGCGCCCAGGTAGGTCTTGCCGAACTTCTCCGCGTCCTGGCGGGCATCGATGAGCGCGTAGACCTTGTTGCCGCGCTCCCTGATCCCCATGACCTCGCCCAGGTTGGCCGCGGCCGTCTCGACATGCTGGTTCTGGTCGTTGGCCAGCGGGACCTGCACGATGTCGCACACGCCGTTGGCGAAGTTCTCCTGCATCGCGTGGACAAAGGCGTCGTCCACGTTGATGATGTCGCCCGTCTTGGGGTGAATCAGCGGGCCCTTGTTCAGGATGTGCTTCTCGAACAGGCGGCCCTGCACCTGACGGGTGCGGGCCAGCTCAACCGGTACCTCGTCGACCGGCTGGAACGTCTGGTCCGCCGGGGACGGGATGATGAAACGCGCGTCGCCCATGCAGGGCGTAATCGGCTAAAGCCGCATCCCGGGATCTTCGCCAGGGTTACTGGCCCCGGAGGCTTACATGATCGAGCAGCGGGGCAAGCGCGGCATCGTCGCCGTGGATGTACCGCCGCCGCAATTCGTCGTAGTGCTGCTGCCGGTACCGCTCGCGCGCCTGGGCCGGCGTGTCCCCTATGCAGGCACTGAGGATCGTGAGGTACGGCACACCGCACGGGCAGCCAGCCTCCCGGGGCGCCGCGAAAGTCTCCTGGGTGTAGCTGTCCCACAGCTCCGACTCGGTGAGATCCCAGCCAGCTCTGCTGAAACCGCCCCGGTCAGTCAAGAGAAGGCTCCCCGGCCGGGTCCTCGTCAGCGGGCACAGCCAGGTCCCGGGTGGGGATGCGCTCAGCGATCTCGCGCAGCCCGCCCGCGTGCCCGGCGGCCTCCGGGGGCAGGGCGGCCGCGGCCTTGTGCAGCCGCTGCGCGGCCTGGTCGGGGTAGCCGCCCTGCAGCAGCCGGGCTGCCTGGTGGACGTGCGCCTCAGCCGCGTGGTGGCCCTTGTCGTTCAGCCGCCGGGCTGCCTCAGCCAGTTCGGCGAACGTGTTGCCCGGGCGCTGAGCCGCTTCAGCCTGGCTGCGCCACTGGCCCGGCCCCTGGAACTTTTTCTCCGCCATGTTCCCCTCCCCGAAGATCCAGCCGCAGCTCGGCGTGCGTGCGGCACAGCAGATGACCGTCGCTGGTGGTGACCAGATGCTCGGCTCCCCCCGCCCGGCAGCCCGGGCAGCCGGGAGTGCACTGCTCACACCACCCTGTGCGGAACCTGCTGACCTCATCCATGAAGGCCACGGTAGTGCTCCGGCCCGGGATGCGGCGAGCACGGCCCACGCCAGCCTCCTTTACTCCAGTCAAGTATAGCTCACCCGGCGATGTGCGGAGGCCAGTACCCGTCGCCGTCGCTGAAGTGGTAGGCGCCCCCAATGTTGTGGGTGTAGGCACCGATCGCCTCGGCCTGGGCCTGGTCGGGCACGACCACCACCGGGTCAATGTCGATGCGGCCGTGCTCATCGTCGTGGAAGACACCCAGGTAGTGCTGGGCCTGCTCCAGCAGCGGCCGGAATTTGACCAGGGCCTCGTTCATGGCGGCGGCGAACTGCTGCTCGTCGGCGCCTTCCGGCACGCTGATCGTGGTCACGCCGGGCGGCTTGACGGACAGGGCGTACATGTCGGCCCCGTCGGGCAGCGCCTCCCCGGTGTGCGCGTCGATGGTCATGCCGCCCCACGGCTGCTGGGCGGCGCTGTAGGCCTGGGCCCGCAGGCTGTCCCAGTTGGAGACCAGTCCGGTGATAGGGCTGTGCTGGGCCTCCATCGCGTTCAGCAGGTCCCGGCCCTGGGTGGCGACGTCGTGGAACTCCTGGGCACTCACCGGCCGGGAGTTGCCGCGGGCCTCGTCGGCAGTGATGGGGGTGGGCGGCAGCGCGGTGGTGCCCAGCTCGGTGCGCAGCCCGTGCTGCTTCGCGTAGTCCTGCCACCCGGCCCACTGCTTAGCAATCCCGGCCACCCGGCCTCTGCCGCCGGCACCGCGGCTGGCCTCATCTTCGGCGGTGTTGACCCGCTGCTGGCGCAGCCAGGTGATGGCCTGCAGCTGGTGCGGGGCGAGCTCCTCCCCGTCCCGCTCGGAGATGGCCAGGGCCGCCTTGCGGTACTCATCGGCCACGTGCTCATAGAACCGCTCCTGGCCGATCGGGGCATCGGTCACGTCGGCCTTGCCCAGCCGCCGGCCGGCTGCGATGGACAGGGCGTGGCGGTCGATCACCACCCGGCCATGCGGATCGTCGGGAGCGTCGGCCCCGTGCGTGAGCAGCCGGGCGAAAGCGTTGGTCTTGGGGGCTTTCAGCACGTCGTCCGGGTGCTCGCCGCCCAGCACCCGCCCGGCGCTCTTCTGCATCTGCCCGGTGATCATGCCTTCGCCCGGCCCGAGCGCGCGCCCTTCGGCCAGCGAGCGGGCCGCGTTGTACATGTTGGCCGGCCAGGCGGTCTGCGGGGAGTAGGCGGACAGCACCCCGGCGCCTTTCACCGGGTCCCCGCCGCCCAGTGCCCAGGCCATCCGGGCCCCGTCCTCATACCAGCGCATGCCCTGCTGCTTCTCGGGCTTGGTGGCGTCGTCGTAGGCGGACACGATGTGGTCAGCGCTCATCGGGGTGCGCTGGAAGAACGGGTGGTCGGCCGGGGACTTGTACTTGCCCCGCGGGTTGGTCAGCCGCTCCGAATCTGGCAGTTCGTAGCCATGCTCGAGTTTTCCGGCCTGCTGCTCGGTGCCGCCGTTCGCGTCCCCGGCCGCACCAGAGGCCTTGCCGGTGCCGCCCATCGCCTTGCCCGCGGCGCTCTCGGTGCCCTGGTCGCCCCGCGCACTGGCCCGCCTGGTCTCAGCAGCCGCCTCGGCGGCCTTGCCCCGGGTCGCCCAGGTCGACTCGCCGTGCGCCACCCAGCTGCGCTGGCCCATCTCCCAGTCCGGGTGCGGAATCCACCGCCGGGTGACATAAGGCTTGACCGTCTCCGGGCGCCCGTGCTCCATCCGCGTGTAGCTGCGCACATTAGCCAGCGCCACGTCTTCAGCCGGTGCCCGTACCGCCCAGTCGCCCACGCCGGGTTAATCGGGGGCCATCACCGGGTCCTCATGCCAGGACAGCCCGGGGATGTCCGCCAGCACCGCGGCCGGGCCGGCCAGGTTTTTCCCGGAAATGAACAGCCCGCCCCGGATCATGGCCTGGCTGTCCAGCGGCCCGTAGGAGAAGTTGCTGTCCCGGGTGTCCCGGGCATACTCGGTCAGCGCGATGACGGCCAGCGCGTAGGACAGCGGGCTGTCGGCGTAGTAGCGGCGCGTCGTCCCCCCGGGCACCGCCAGCCAGCCCGCATCGTCAGTGTCGGTCACGTCCCCCAGCCAGCCTCTTCAGCACCTGATCCAGTTCGTGCGCCGCAGCCCGCAGGAACGCCATCTGCGCCCGGTAGACGTCAGCTGGCATCGCCCGGACCCCGGCAGCGGTCAGGAACCCGGCAGGTGCAACCCCATGATCGTCTCCTGATGGTACGGCCGGCGTGCCCCCCGGCACACCGGAGATCACCAGGTGACACTGGCAGAACGGGTGCAGGAGAGGACCCTGCAGGTCACTGCGGTGCAGCTTCGGCGGGTGCGTGTAGATAATCGGGCTGCCTTCCGGCAGGCCGAACCGCCGGGCCCCGGCCGGGGTGGCCACCGTGCGCGGCGGGGTGCCCCCGGTGCGGACAGGCCCGCCCAGGTGCGGGGCAAACGACTCGCGCAGCCCGATGGTCACCCCGTTCAGCCGGGCACACCACAGGCAGCAGCCGGGCCGGGCCCGCCACGTCTTGACCTGGCTGCCGTCCAGCAGCTCAGCGGCGTCCAGCAGGGCCTCGGTCCGCCCGGTGCCTTCGGCCGCGCTGACCGTCATGCGGTTGCGCACCGCCACCTGCCGCCCCCAGGCCAGCAGCGCGTCCTGCACCGCCTCCCCCCGCTCCCGGGCGGCCGCGGTGGCCGGGTTGGACCCGGGCGCCGGGCGGCCGGCGGGCCGGGCCACCGAGGTGTGCGCATGCCGGACCAGCCCGCGCAGCCGGGCCAGTACGTCATAAGCCCGCCCGACGTCGGCCATCAGCTGCTTGTACGCCGCGCTCTCCCCAGCCCCGGTGGCGA